GATACTTTTTAATGTATCATAACCAAAATCCTTCAAACGAGCGATAGTAGATGATTTGTAGTTTTTCTTGATGTAGTCAGTATTTTTCATTTTGTTCTGTTTTTGATTACCTTACAAAGATACAACTTTTTTTTAATTCGCAGCATGATAAAACAAAAAAGTTTAAAAAATATTTATTTACGATGATTACAATATCTAACTATCAGACCAGTTTGACTCCATTTACATTAACGGAGAAAACGACATATCCTTTATCTGCGACGACTTATATTCTTGAGTTATATTCCAATCAACTTCAAGGAGATACTTTCTTATTTTTAACGGGAGACACCTCATTGAACATTGATAGATATAACTACTACCCAATCAATTTAATTCCTTACAATTTGGTTGAAGGAACTTATGATTATAAAGTATGGCAAACAACAGGTGGGACTCTATCTGTATCTGGTTTAACAACAAACGATGTGGTTGAATCAGGTTTAGCAACAATAATCGGATCAGGAACAACAACAGGAACTACTTATGTTCTAACTGGTCAAACTCAATATGTATTTACTTAATTATGGAAGAAAAACAAATAGAAAAAGGAGTATCGGCAAAGGTATTTCAATTTAATCAGGCTTACGAAGCACCAATTTATAAATTTGAAAAGAAGGGTGATTATAAATTTTTATCATTTGGTAGTGATAATATGTATCCATTACTTTTGTTAAATTTGTATAATAACTATGGATCACCTCTTCATAGAGCGATTATCAACAAAAAAACAAAGATGATTGCTGGTTTTGGATACAAACCTTTAACTGATGTGAAATTAAATGAATGGGCAAAAAGAAACAACCTTGAAAGATTATTATTATATTTGGCAAAGGATTTTATGATTTATGGAGGATTTGCTTTGGAAATCATTTGGAATCGTGAGGGGACATCTTTTGAAATTAAATACTTACCAATTCACACTTTAAGAATTGGTTTAAAAGACAATGATGATGACCAGGACTACTATTGGTATAGTCGTGATTGGGGTCAGTATAAAAAACCTGAATATGCTCCTGAATATATCAAACAATTTGATCCTAATGATAGAACAGGAAGACAAGCTTTATATTATATAGATCCTAACCCAAGTGCAACCGAATTATATCCAATTCCTGAATATGCTACGGCTCTTAATTTTATTGATCTTGATTATCAAGTAGGTGTATATCATTTAAATCAAGTTCGTCAGGGTTACCAACCGAGTTATATTCTTAACTTTAGCACAGGAATCCCGTCTATTGATGAACAAAATCAGTTCTTTAGAGCGTTCCAAGCTAATTTTATGGGGGCTCAAAATAGTGGAAAAATTATGATTACCTACTCAGATGGTGGTGATCAGAAACCTGAGATACTCGCTATACCTGATAATGGTTCAGATGAAAGATTTATTATGTTACAAGGAATGGTTGAAAAACAAATTACTCAGGCACATGAATTTCCTATTCAACTCGTTAGTGTAGTTCCAGGGTCATTAGGATCACAAGATGAAAGAAAAGAATTGATGGCTGAAGTTCAAACCTATTTTATTGCGATTAAACAAAATCAAATGGAGGAAAGTTTAAATGGAATCCTTGAAACAATTGGATACACAGAAAAAATTATCTTTAATGATTATACAATTGCCGATAAAACAGGAGTTTTAACAGAAAGTGAAGAACCAATACAAATCGCTGATAGTATTGTTGATACAGGTAATGATGTGCAAAACATTATTTAATAAATCATATTTAAAATAAAAGATCATGAGCTATACCCCTGTTGTTTATTTTATATCACAAGAATACTTCTTAGCCAACACACCTGTTGAATCTAATACAGATTGGGAGAAGATCCAACCTTATGTTGTTCAAGCACAAGATTTGTATTTACAGCAGTCAATAGGCGAAACAGGACTGAACGCATTGAAGTCTGGTGTTCAAAATAACAATCTTACCAACGATGAACAAACATTCATGAGGAACTATGTGCAGCCTCTTGTTTGCCAGTATGCATTTTGGTTATGTCTTCCATTTATCAATTTCAAAGTTACAAACAAAGCTTTATCAAAAGAATCAAGTGAATATTCACAAGCAGCTGATTTAGATGAAATGAAGTATCTTAGAAACAATGTGAAGGACGCAGCTGAGTTTTATCAAAGGAGATTGGTTAAATGGTTATTAGACCATCCTGGAACTTTTACTTGGTATGATAATCCTGCTCCCCTTGATAATTTATATAAAACTCCTCAATCATACTTTGGTGGAATCTACACTCCTTTTGGTTATGGAGCCTCCAATTATCCAATATGGGTCGAGCCGTGGGGAACAACATCACCTTGTTCAGGTTGTGGAACTGGTTGGAGTAGAGGTGGAATATCTTATTAAATTGAAATAGAATGGATTTAACAAACGATTGGAATATAGATGAGGTATTGGGTCATCCAAGACTTTCAGATGAGTTTAAAATCAAATTCTTTGAAGAATTATTTGGTGAAGAACTTACAGAAGAAAATGTTGAATATGCTTTTAAAGTTTGGAGAGGATCAAGTATTCCTTCTTCCAATGTTAGACGAATTGTATATAACGATGAGAGTAAAGAAATGGTAATACAATTCCAAGACAAAAGTATCTACACATATTTTGAAGTCCCTTTTCAAATATTCCTTGATGTATCAGGAGGAAAGGCTACATGTATTACCACAGGTGAAAACAAGTTTGGTCGTTGGTTTGTAGGTAAAAATCCGTCAGTAGGTGCAGCTGTTTGGAAATATTTAAGAGATTCCAATATCAAATATAAAAAAGGGGGAACTCTAAGATAATATATGTAATGTATATGTTGGAAACTTTGTTTTTCCCAAATCCATATAGGTATTGAAAGTATCTATAGTCATCTTCAAATATTTACACAAATCAGATTTGGTTTTAAACCCATAAGTTATTTTCTTATATTCAACAAGATATTTAAACTTTGGATTTAATTCATCAATTATCTTTTCTTTGGTCCAAGAGAATCCATGTAAATCTTTTGTATCACCTTTACCCAACATCTTCTTCATTTCAAAATACATAAATCCATTTAACATTCCATTGATGATTGTTCTTTCTTCATCTGTAAATCTTTTTGATTTAAGGACTTTTCTCAACTCATTTGATAGAATGGTATTATCTATGTCCTGATCTATCGTTGGAGAAGAGATATGAAGGTCTGGTAAGTGTTCTTGATATTCAACTAATGTTCTCGTTGGATAAGCTTTAACTAAAACAAGATTTCTTAATGTAATGAATATATAATTTTTATTATTTTCAATGTCTCCAGTTAATACTCCTTCTTGTTCTTTTAAGTATATTCTTAATAAACAATCTTGAATAACATCCTGCTTATCTTCATTACTAATTTTATACTTATTCAAATACTTATAAAATAATTGTTTTAAGTATTGTTCAAGTTCTTTGTAATCCACAATTAAATGATAAACTCTTTTATCAAATGTTCAACATCCAAAGATTTTAACTCATTTGAATTGAAATTGGTTTGATATTTATTTTTTAAACAAAGCCAATGTCCCATATTTAAATCCTCAATATTTCCCTTCTGACGAACTATCTCTTTGGAGATGGATGATTTCCTTGTAAGGAAATAGATATTGTCGGAAATCAACTCAAATTGGGCTCTATCGAACTTTAAAGTTTTAATTGGAAGTTCTACAAAAACTTCATAGGTGTTTTTTTCAATTTTAATCATTTTAATTTGTTTTTAATTGTTTATACTCATTTTCTAAATCGTTGAAGGATTCTTTATCATTAACTTGTAAATTCGCTAAGTAAGTTCTGGCTTCATCAAATCTTTCAAATTCTAATTCATCTTTAATCCAATCAATAAAATTGTAATCTAACATTTTCATTTTATTCGTTGGAGATTTTGATTTCATATTTTCCCATAATCTTTCTTTGAAATAATTTCCAATCTGTTTCATAAATCTCTCCTCAGTATTTTTTATGTAAGGATTCAAATGTCTCATTACCGATTGTTTTTCTTTTTGTTCTAAATTATTCCAAACAACAGCAGCATCAATAATTCCATTTTGTTTGGTGGGAGGGAAAAGTCCAACAACTTTTTCCCATCCCCCAATCTCATTATTATTGTTAGATAATAATACATTATCATTATCATTATCATTATCAGTTGAATTTGTTAAACATTGTTCAACAAAATTAACACTTGTTGAATTTGTTGAAGATTTCTTAACAGACCTAACTTCTGCTGATTTTTTACCTGCTTCTCTACGCTTTTCTCTAACCTCTTCAAACTTATTTAAATCTCTTTTTAATTGGATTTCAATAGGTTTCCAAGCCGTTAATAATAATCTATCCTCCAAAGTTGGATTAAGGTCATTTACATATTCAAGTAAGTGTTGGAATAGTATTCCTTTTTCTTCATTTGTTAAGTGACTAATAGATTTTATTAGATCACAATACAATAAAAATGATTTCTTATTTTCTGCCATAATTAAATTAAAAAACCCCCGTCAAAAGTAGGGGCTCTCAATCCTAACATTTCAACGAGGGTATTATTTATATTAAATATCTTTCGGTTGAGAGCCGTATTACAATATATATCACAAACTTTTCAAAAAGTCAAAATTTATGAAAATATTTTTCAAATAATGTAATTTTTTCTAAATTATAATATATTTATAAAAAACACAATGAGAAAAACAATCTTAGCCTATGTTCTTTATTGTATTGAGGAAATGCCCAATGATTTCGATTTAGGGGCTGAAATAAGACAATTAAGGGATGTGATGATAGAAGAATATATGAAGAAGGAAAATCCCGCCTTAGAAGTGTTAATTTTATATACCGCAAATTTTACCAATGATTTTCAATTAGGACATGAAGTTAGAGGTATTTATAATGAAATAAATTATTATTTTAATGAACATAAGGACAATACTAACCGAAATAGTAACTAAAGGTAGTATTTATGATGAGATCATAGACAATATCATCACACCAAACTTTCACCTGAAACCAGAACTAATATCGGAAATCTCAATATCCTTTTTGGAAAATGAAAATAAATTAAATGAGGTTATAGCGAATGGCTATTTCCTATACTATTTCATAAGAACTTGTAAAAACCAAATCCACTCCAACACCAGTTCATTTCACAAGAATGTAAGAATCCAAGACAATATTTTTATAGACAATATAGACCTTGAAGATTTGACCGACATTGAACTAAAAGAAGAAAAAGAAGAGAAGTATCTACTCATAGATAGAAACTTCGTTAGAATCCAAAAAACCCACTTCCAAAATCATTTATGGATAGAATACTTCCATAAAGGAAAAACACACAGACAAATAGCCAAAGACATGGATATATCACATTGTCTTTCTTGGCACGAACTTAAAAAAATTAAGGATGAATTAGTAAAAAATATCAAAGAGGATTTGTCCAAAAGAAAATAATTCCTTATATTTTTTTATGACTAGATTAGAAAAATGCCAATTTCTTAAAGAACAAGGATATACCTATGATCCAGATACTGGTAAAATTTATGGAACTAAAGGTTTTGAGATTAAAAGAAAACAAGATGGTTATATATGTATTGGTAGTAATTACTTTAAAGGAAGTCTTAAGGGACACCATTTCGCATATTATATGATTTATGGTAATGTTGATTTTGAAAGATTAGATCATAAAAATACTAATAGAAGTGATAATCGTATTGATAATCTAAGAATACTAACAAATCAACAAAACTTATTTAATACTAACGCCAAAGGTTATACTTGGAATAAAACTAGTAAAAAATGGGAGGCTCAAATAGGATTTAATAATAAAAATTATTATTTGGGTGTTTTTAAAACTGAAGAAGAAGCACGAAATGCTTATTTGGAAGCAAAAAAATTGTATCATAAATTTGATTGATTAAAATGGATTGTTTAT